CACCGTTGCGATAAATAATTTCTCGAAGCTCATCGGCTTCGGCGTATGCCTGGCGAAGTTCTTGACGAAGTTGTTGGCGGCGCTCATAGCCCACGCAATATTCGAAGAAGCCACCGGCGAAGAATGAGAAGAATGAGAACGCAAGTGCGGTATGAAGCATCATTTGCGATTGCTCCAAATGTTGCCAGTCATTGCTCGGCGAAAGTTCTGCCAATCTTCAGCAGACTTGATGTCATTTTCTAAACGAGTTTGATGTTCTTCAATTTGATGAGCAATCCAAAAAACTGCTGCACCAATAATGAGTGCTAGTGCTATCCATAAGAAAATCATTTGCTGCCCCCTTGCAATAAAAGAACCCCACAACTAGTCCTGGGGGCAGGATGAAGTCGTGAGGTTTTGAATGGTTGTGGTGAAATTCCAATTCGATTTGTAGGAAACTCACAGAAAACAAGCCTTGTTTCGTTGTGCATTCCTAGCCCCCTTGTGGATAACATGGGGCTACTTAGATCAAGAGATGCCTTGATTGTCGGGATTTACACACTCGGACACAAGTGTGTAAAAACTTTCAATCGTACGAGCTGGAACTCGTATCGGGGCATCTCTAAGAAATAAGTTTCGACCCCATATTGAATTGTTGGTGTAATAATAAACGAATTCCCAATTCGCACAAGTAAGACACGCTCAGAGTTGAAAATCAATTCTGAGGGTTCATCCATGCCTAAACCTAGACATGAGGTTCATACTCAGCCTAGTCTCAATCCTAGAAGTGACGGCAATCACACCTCTTATGCTCGTGAGAGGGAGCCTCAGTTCGCTGAGGGGGTTGAAATGGACTTGATTTATTTGAGAGAGCCAGTTTGGGAACAGCCATGGCACAAGGAAGTTGGCGATCTTCTCAGGCGTAGATACGAGATTGCGGGTTGGTCTCGCAACTTGTTCATGCAGGATTTTTCCATGCTGAGAGTTATCTGTGGCGATAGGCATCCCCGCGATGTCTTCCTTCAAGACTTGGAAGAACAAGTCTTGAAAGGCAAGACTCAGGCAACTCGCGAGACCTATGTCGCCAGGGTGAAGTCAGTTTTCAATTCGCTTCGTATGTTGGGCGTGATCTCTGTCGATCATCATCCTGAAATGGGTCTGCCCAAGATCAAAGTCTCTAGGCATACTCCCCGCCCGATTAGCAAAGATCAGGCGATCATGCTCATGACTCAGGCGCAAGAGCCAATGCGCGAATGGTTCATGTTCGCTTGCCTTGCAGGACTCAGGGCTATCGAAATCAGTCGAGTTCAAGGGTCATGGCTGGAGCTTCACGCCGATGGATATTTCCTTCGCGTTCATGGCAAAGGCGATACCGACTTGATTGTTCCTTGCCATCCAAAATTGGTGGAATTGATTCAATCCAAGAATGTCTTGGGTCGGCTTTACACAATCGACAACAACTATCTTTCACGGATTGCAAATGCTGAAATGAGAAGGTTAGGAATAGAGACAAAAGGGTATTCTGCAAAGAGCAGACTTTCTTTCCATTCCTGCCGTCACTTCTTTGCGACCTCAGTTTTGGCTGCATCAAATAATCTGATCACAACTCAGCGATTGATGCGCCATGCTTCACCAACTGTCACCGCTCGTTATGCGGATTTGGTCAACAACGAGGAGCGCAAGTTGATGGATCATTTACTTGATGACATCAATTGGGAAGATGTCCCCAAATAAAAGCAAGCGCCCCCATTTCTGAGGGCGCTCTTGTCTGTCAGCGAGCCAGGCGAGGGCGGCTCCAGCTGACAAAGTTCTTTACATAAACAGTTGCATATCCAATGGCGGCAGCAATGAATCCATATTGATGAGTCTTGACGGCATAGATCACCCAAAGGTTTTCATTGACTAACAGGATCACCCATCCAACGATAGATTTTTTGCCGACAATAAAGATGCCGGTGATTCCGACAATTGCTAAAACCCAAGACCACATCTCAGACCTCGATTGCTAAAGCTCGATGAACGCCTTCTTCCAAACTGATCTTTGGCACATAGAAGGTTTTCATGAATGTTGGATCGCCCACTCGATATTGAACGCCAGTCGGCTCGGCTTTGAGATGTTCAATCTCCGGTGAATAGCCAACCGCGCTTGCCACGATTTCGGCTAAGTCATTGAAACTTGTTGGTCTGCCCATGCAAAGATTGGCAACTTCGACACCAGCCTCACATCCAGCAATCGCACCGGCAACCACATCATCCATGTGAATGAAGTCGCGAACTTGATTGCCATCGCCCCAAATTTGAAAGGGATTGGCTTTGTCTTTTCCTCGCTTGATAAAACTTGGGAATGGATAGTCGAGCGCTTGATCTTCGCCATATCCTGAAAATGGTCGAAATACATGAACGCTCAAACCATCACGCCTTGCGTGATTAGCCAACATCTCCCCCGTCAATTTTGCCCACCCATAAGTCAAGTCAGGAGTTTGAATCATGTCCAAATCAATGAATGACTCATGAAGCCTGTTGGCAATTGATCCATCTTGGAGAAAAGTTGGATATGCAGCAGATGATGAGAAGTAAGTGATGCAACCTGGTCGAGTTCGCATTGCCCAACCAAACATCTCGGCATCGATGGCAAGGTCAACGGCTAAAGCAAGAGGAGCGCCTTCGATCATCTTGCGCCCGCCAACGACTGCTGCCAAATGAATGACTCGATCAAATTGTGTGTTATCGGTGCGGAAGAAGTCCCTGGCATCTATGCCATTGACTATGTCCACGCCGACAATTTCATGACCTTGATCGGCAAATGCTTTGTGAAAGTGGCGACCTACAAAGCCAGCATCGCCTGTGATAAGAATCTTCATGAAAGAGCTGTCAACAAATCTTGATAAGCCTGGCTGTTGATATATTCATCAAATGCCTTGGCATCGGCTGAATAAACTTCTTCAGCATTGACTGCTCGATAACTCTCATCCCATTCGGCTTTGCCAGCGATGGGATGCAAATGCTCAATGATGACTTCGGGAAGATAAATGAAAGACTTCAAATCCTTGCCGAGTTGCATCCAAAAATTGTCCAAATAAAGATGGATAAATCCTTGAGGAACCATTCCCCCAAGCGCCCTGACAATGTCACCTGACATCGCAACAGCCGTTGGCAGATTTTCTCCTTGGAGTAAATCATCGCCATAGGCAATGCCTGTCCCGACTTCGTCAAGAGCGTGAATCAATTTCTGATCCCAATATTCGGTGCGAGGTCTATGGTCATCGCCGATGAATGCAAAATGGCGATATTCATCTTTCAAATAATTGGCGGCATAGTTCAAAGGTCTTGCCATCCCTTTTCCTTGCTTGGCAATGATCATGATTCTGCAACCAAGTTCGACATATTGATCGCGAGTCTCATCATCATCATCGAGAATCACAACAAGGTCAGATGAGGTTTCGGTCTCTTGTAAGGAAAAAAGCAAATCTTCAATGTTCTTTGGTCGCTGGCGACTTGGTACAAGAATCACCATGTCCTTCATCGGATTTCACCAGCAATCGCAATGTAAGCGGCAGCATCGATGAAAGAGTCATCGGAATACTTATATGCCAGCCTTGCCAACTTCATGCCAGCCATCATCAATGCAACTTGCGCTCCATTGATTTCCACGCCCAATTGAACTGACCAAATTTTTGCAATCCGCTCATGGTTTTCGCGAGGATCACCATGAGCAGAGTTGCGCTCGCCCTTAGTCAAATCAATTGCCTTCTGAAGTATTTCTTCCCTGTCCATTTTTCCCCTGTTTCAGTAGTTCGAGATTCTGTATGTCATCAACTGAGATTTGGTAGTTGAATATTTGGCGACCGATTTTGCCGGTCATAAGAGGCTCATCTTTATCGATGGCATCGACATCCGACCAACCCTTGAGTTGCACCTACGGGGTCTCGGATTCATAGTCATCAGCCACGCACCAAAAGATGAAGTCGGCTTTTTTCTTGATAGATGAAAGCTGAGAGACGGTGACTGCCCGCCCAAGATCATCCCAATGCTCGGCTCGCCAAGTCTTGACTTCGCATCTGCCGACATCTGTGTCGATATCGCAAATGCGGTCGCCGTTAGGTTCGGCAATGTTTATTACTGGATTGAGCCCCTGATCGCGAAACCAAAAATATGCAGCAAATTCGCCGAGACGACCAATCAAATGTGATGAGAAAGCGTTGCGGTAATGACCACGAACATTCTGATACTTCTGAAAAGACTTCTCGGCGAGGATTGTTGCTAAGGTTTTTGCTTCGGGGCTAAGTTGATAGCCCGATGTCATTCAATTCCTAT